CTCCAATCTCATGTTTAGGATTTTCTCGACGTCTGCCTCAATCATAGGCTCGGGCCGTTCTACGTTCTGCGCCTGTGCAGACGAAAGCGCGTCTTTAAACTCTTGCAATGTCATTCTGTCTTGATAATGCAGAACCCAGCGCATTTCTATTTGTTCCTCTGCCGTTCGCTCAATCGCGTAGATTATAAAATCGACCGCCTCGCCGAAATCCCATCCTTGCATAAAATCGCGGTTAGGATAGCGGCGGGCGATTAAGTCGATCACATATTTTGCGCGAGTTTGCGAACAGAGGTAAAAAAAGAGCTCAAATCGTTCTCTTTGGTTAGGCGCGTGACGTTTTCGACAAAGTCGGGGAGTGGCATATTCTGGACGTCCGCCGGGGTCATTTCAAAAGGCCCCGCGAGAAACTCGTAAACGCGGCCCTCTACGCGGGCCTCGGTTGCGATTTCGATGATTTTGAAAACTCCGCTCACGCCGACGCGGACAATAAAATCGTCGTTGCGTTCCTTGGCCGTCTTGTCGTCTCCGTCGGCTTTTGTTTCGTTTTCTGCGTTCTTGACGAGGTCTTTGATAGTCGTTTCAATGCCCTGCTTTTTTTCAATCGCAGAAACGACGCGCAAGGCGGCGAAAACGTCCGATGCAATGAGTTTACGCATGGTTTACCCCTCCTTGGGCCAGTAGATTTTATAGGGCGGCGTTTCGAGATCGCTCGGGTCATAGTGGCCCGCGAAAATGACCTGAACGCTCGCCTCGTCGTTGTCCTTGGGCTGAATCGAGAGGTCGTTCGTGTTGAAAGCGTTGAAAATCTGAATGATGATCGGTTTTTCGCTGCCGACGAGGCGTCCGATATAGGTGACGTTCTCTGTGTAATCATCGAGCTCGATAGCCGATTTCGGAACGATAACGTCGTAGCCCGCGACGTTTTCCTCGGTCGTCTTTTTTGCCGCCGTCATTGCCGCGGCGATCGTGTCGGCGGTCAATTCCTTCACGGTCGCCTGCATGGTTGTCGTCCAGTAGTCGAGGATATAGAGGCCCTTCGTGTTCTCCGGGGCCCCGTCAACCTGTGAATAATGGCCGACCTTGGCGGCCTTAAACTCGCCGCCGCCCGTTGTTGCGCCGAGCAGCTTGCCCGCTGTCTTTGCGCTCTCGAATGTGTCCGTTCCCGGGGTAAAGTTTTTTGCAAAAACGCCCGCGCCGAGCACAAAATGCTCGACGGTCTTTTCGGTCAGTGCCGACATACGCTTAGTGTTAAAAATGCTCATAGGTTAAACCCCTTTCACAAGTGCTTGAAAATCCAGCGTCACGAGCCGCCGGGTGATTGTTTTGTCTGTGTCCTCAATGGGGGAAGATCGCCCGCCATAGAGGTGCAAATAAATGTGTTCGTCATTGTAGACCGCACCGTCGAGATCGAACAGAACATTTTGAACGATTTTCTCAACCTCGGCCGCGCCTGTATTGCCCGCAATGCGAACCGTCAACGTGCCTTTTTTGAGATTATCCTCGGCCCATGTTGTAAAAAAGAACACAATTCGAGGGTAGCTCGCCGCTGTCGCCGTATTGCTGTACGTTGCGACGCCCGACGAGCTTTTCAGCAATCCGCCGACGGTTTTGTTGAAAACTGTGTTGAAATTCTCGTTCAAATCGGTTTTATTCTTCGATATTCGTTTCATTGTCCCTGTATTCCCCCTCGTCGATGAGCCCGAGGGCCCTGTTCTCGTCCTCAACCGCCGAAAGATATTGCGCCTCGATTTTTCTGATCGTTTCGATGTTTTCACGCACGGTCGTCGTTAAAATCGCCCTCCGCGGTTGTCGCGCTTTGAATGGAATAAGCCCGCCGAACCTCGTTTTTCTTGCGCCGTGAAACTCGTCGCCGAGCTCCTGCAAAACGCCGTACCATGTACTCGATTTTGAGCCGACTTGTAAATCGGTTTCAATCTTTCTAACCCAGTACCCAAAGCCCTTATATGCCCTTTGACGTCCCGCCGGGGTTTTCCCGAGGCCCCCGCCGTAGCGTTTGCGGGTTTTCTTTCTTGCGGTGTTGCAGACGAATTTGCCGACGTCTCGCAAGGCCGCGCGGCTTAATTCCTTGATCGTCCACGCGGTACGGTCTACGTTCGATAGGTATGTGATGCCGTGTCTCGTGAACTTAACCGAACTCGGTAAAGGCATTCTCGTCGGCCCCTTTCTGCTGACAGGTCAATTCGATTTTGTCGCCGACCGGGTATGTACGAATCACGGTATAAACCTCGCCGTCGATGATTGCGCGGGTTTCGCCGTCGTATTCGTCGGCCCAAATCGTCACGACCAACGACGGGCGGTACATGGTATTACTCGCCGCGTAGAACTCGGCCCGGGTGACGCCCTTGCTCTCGCCGATCACGGTATAGCCGCCCTCTTGAGACGTGGCCGCCTCGAAATCCTCGGTTGTTCCGTCGGTGACTTCCTTGACGAGCGTTACCTCGACGAATTTAGCCATTGTTGCCGCCCCCGTTGTAGTCCGAATTGAGGGCCAGACGATCGCGCAATGCCTCAAAACAAGCCGCGTACCTTTCCGGGGTTTCAGTCTCCCCGAAATTTGCTTTCGCGTACAATACACAAGCCTGTTTAATATTCTCGTCGTCGTCCTCTATCTTGCAGACGCCCGCGGCGGCGAGATCAGCTTTCGCGGCGGCGACGAGGCGCTCGATTTCGCCGTCAAGAGAAGTAACCCGCGTTTTTTTGAGTGCGAGCTTTACGGCGTCGAATAGTTGGTTCTGTTCCATTGTTCACGCCTCCACATACAGAAAAAGCCGAGGCCCCTTTCGGGGCCCCGGTTGGTTATTTTGCGATCTGATTAGCCGGTCTTGAGGGACAGCATGGCGAAACTCTGATCGTCAATCAAGGCGCCCTCGCCGCGGGCGTAACCAGAATAAATATATTCGTGGTTCTTGATGTCCTTATCGGTTTCGACCATAACGTCTTGCACCATGTTGTAACGGACGCGAGATGGGTCGCCGACGACGATACAGCCGTCGCCCGCCTCGTCCTCGAGGTGAATCACGGCGCCGATGATTGCGCCCTGTGCGCCCTCCTGCGCGGTCTGCTGGAAGATTGGGCGGCCCTGTGCGTCAACGAGGGCGACGAGCTGCTTGTACAGGGTGGCGTTGTTGACATAGGCGACCATACGGCGGCAACGCTTGAGGCTGCCGAACAGGCCGCACAACTCGGCGAACGTGAAAACGGTCGTAGACGCGGCGGTCAGCTTGTTTGCGCTGTTAATCGCGCCCTTGATCGTGGTCATAAGGTCGGCCGCCATAGCGTTGCCGACCTGATCGGCCATGTCCTGCACGATAAAAGCCTCGAGGGCGTCGATGGACATAGTCGCGGCGGCGTAGGACAAAGTACAGGTAGCCGAGAAGTCGTTGCCCGTCAGTTCAACGGCGACCTTGGTGTCTTTGAAATCGTCGTTCGCGGCGCCCTCGTTGACCTTTTTGCCCTTGCCCTGCGCGATTGCGGTACGCTTGACGACCTTGATAACGACGCCCGTGCGCAGAATCGTCACGTCGTGCAAAATGCTGTGCTGTTCCTCCATCAAGTCCCAAATCTCGTTAAGGGTCTGCTTGGGCATGGCGGCGGCCTCGGTCGTGGTAGTGCCGACGAACGCGGCGCGAACTTCGCGGTTGACGTTGTCGAACGCGGTGCGCTGTTCTGCGCTCATGTTGCGGCCCGAGATGTACGCGAAAAAGGCGTCGCGGTATTCCGGGCTTGCGTTGGTGTAGGCGCGGCGGCCCTCGGGGCCTTCCATTTTGAAACCGTACTCGTCGTGAGCGCCCGCCGTGCCGTTGGCAATCGCGGCCAGCAATGCGCGGCGGCGCTCGGCGCTGTCGTTCTGCTGATTCAGCAGGGCGCGGCGTTCCTCGACGAGGGAGTTTGCCTCGGTCGTCAGTGCGTCCAGATCGGCGCCCTCGTTCATGCACTCGGTACGAATGGCGGCGAGGCGCTGTTCAATTTCCTGCAAACGGTTCATAGTTTTCATACCTCCAAAGTTTTCTGTAAAATATATGCTTTCTTGCGGCGTTTTTCGGCCTCCGCCGTCAGTTTAGCCGCCTCCGCGGCAAAAGCTGAACGCGCCTCTAATGTCGTGTCGTCGTATGCCGGAAAGTCAACGGCGGCCACGTCATAGACTGTTTTAATGCGGTTAATTCTCCGCGTGTATCGGCCCGGGATATTCTCGTAGGTGTCCGCGGAACGGTCGGCGACAAAACAAAAGCTCATTTTGTCGATATATCCGCCCTTGATTTCCTCGTACATGGCGCGGGCCTCTTGCGTACCGCCGAGGCGGGCCGTTACCTTGAGGCCCGTGTCGTCGATCGTGAGCACGAGAGAGCCGTTGCGCGTCCGCGCGACGGGCTTTCCCGTGTGGTTATAGTTCATTACCACGTCGGACAAATCCACGCCCGCGAAAGCGGTGCGGGAAATGATCTCGCAGTATTCGACGCCGTTCTCGGTATACAGCACGGTCGGGCGCTCAAATACCGCCGCATATCCCTCGACGATGTTCTCGCCCTCTGCGCCGCCCTGCGCTGTGCGCATTTCAAACGGCAGATAGTAGCGATCTTTTGTAATCATGTTTCACCCTCCTGTTGCGGTTCCGTGCCCGCCGGGGCGGGCATAGGCGGCGCGGCTGCGCCCGTGGGCGCAATCTCGGTTTGTTCCGCATACTCTTTGCGGATAAAATAGCGATCGCCGCGCGGGCCGATTCCCGGCATATTCCATACGTCGAGCGCTTGATTCTGCGTCATCATACCGCGGTCGAAAAGTTGCGTCGTGACATTGAGCTTTGTGTTATTGCTCGCGTATTGCAGACGGTTTGCCGAATAAAAAACGGAATTTCCGAACGCTTGCTCGCGCGGGGAGAATAACATATTTGTCAGCACGAGCGAGAGTTGAATCGCAAACGGCTCGAGCTCGCCCTCATAGTAGGCATTCCATTCGTCCTCGTTGAAAGAGCTTTGCAAGATCGCCTTGTTCGTGTTGAAGTATGTATAGACGTTTTCCTCGATGGCTGCTTTCTGCGCCGCGTTGATAACGGTCGCGCGGCTCTCGATCTGCTTGACGTCGTCGTATTTCGTATCGACGAGCATGACGCCGCCGTTGTTGTCGGCGCTCAAGTTGGCTTTGATGAACCGTTGACGCTCTTTGTCAATGTCCTCGGGGCGTAACGGCTGCGCGAGCTTGGCGAGAAAGCGAATCGTCGCGCTCTGTTTAATGCCCTCGATAATTCCTTGATTCTGCGCGTTCAAAAGCTGCATTGTCGGGTCGAGAGCGTGGTTCGTTTCGCCGAAAAAGTCGTTCTTGTACTGGTATTGGTTCAGAATACCGACGTCCTCGAACTCGATCGCGGCCCAGTTACCGCCGCCCAGTTGGTAACGCAGATACGGGCGGCCCTGATACTCAATTACTCGGGCCGATTGCGGCAAAACAGGATAAACGCCGACGACGCGGTCGTAATCTTGCGAGTAGATCGGCACGATAAATGCGTTATTATCAACCTTTAGCATGGTCGCCAGACGGTAGACGAATTTGTAACCGTCCATAAACGGGTTAGGGCGGTTTTGCAATACAGGCTCGAGGCTCTTGTATTTCGTGCCCGTGATCTGCGGCGTTAGCTTTGCCGCCTGTTTTGCGAACGCATGAATCGCCGCGCGGGTGAGATCGGCCTCGTAGATACTGCCCTCGAAACTCGTAAAGGCGGGCGTATATCCCGTGAGTGTTTGGAAATACTGGCCGATTGCCTGTTGCTGTCGCTCTTTTTTGAAAATTTTCTCAAACAGGCCCAAAATACAGCCCTCCTAAATGACCGCTTGCAGGTCGTCGTAATGGTTTATCAACGCGATATAGGCACAAATCAACGCGATCGTGCCGTCTATGCGCTGTGTTAGGTCGATTCCCTTGATCGGTTTGATATTCCCGTTTGTGTCGGCGAGTACCTCGGTGTTTGTGAGGCACATTTGCAAAACGGGGTTGTTGTTGTGTACGATACGGCCCGCGGCAAGATCGGCTTTTAGCTCTTTCATGGGTGCCGAGAGCGTGAGCGAGCCTTGCCGGACTGGTATCATGCAGCGCTCGCCGAACTCTTGCTTGAACTCTCGTAAGAGCGTGTCGTCGATATGCCACGGGTCATAGGCGATATAGATAATATAAAAATCGTCGTCGTCGCGTAGTTCACGGAACCAGTCGAGAAAGACGTGCTTATCGACTTTTGAGCCCGGGTACGACCGCAAGAGCCCTTGACTCTCCCACAGCAAATAGGGCGCCTCGTCGCGCTCGCGGCGGTTGCCGTCCGTGGTCTGCGCGGCGAGAACGTCCTCGGGTAGCCAAAACATAGCGCGGGCGTATATGTGCGGGTCGCCCGGTATCATACCCAGCGCGACGGCGGCGTTGAGGTCTACGCTGTCAGCGGCGTCGAATCCGCCGACGCCGTATCGCAAGTGCAGTTTTTCGAGATCGGCCTCGAAATCGTTGTGAATGTGCTGCCATTGTAACCACGCACTCGAACGGTTCTCTGGAAAGTTAAAATCTTTGACGAGCACGGTCGGCAGAAATGCGGGGTCGTCCTTTGCTTTCTGGACGCACTCGCGCAAAAACGAAACTTTCTTGATCGTGCCGAGGCCCGGATTTGCCTTTATCCACGCGGCGGGGTCTGTCCATTCCTCGCGGTCGTCGAGCTCATAGATAAAGCTCAAG